GACAGGTATTTTATAAGAGTAGTAAACGAAGGAAGTATAACACCATCATTTAGTTCTTATGGAGATACTTTACTAATAGAACCAAGTTATGACACCGACAATGTATATAACATAACTACTGGTCAAGGTTATACATATGGTGGTGAACAAGGAACTAAAATACCTGACATTAACGAATTTCCATTGACCCAAACTGAAATAAATAATATAGAAGAATTTAAAAAATTGGGTTGGTTATAGTTCAGACCTTTACCCCTACGGGGGTTTAGGCTTGCACTTTAACGCAAGAGAAAAAAGGAAACGCTAAATGACTTATGAAAATATAAAAATCAATACCATAGAAGAGGGCAAATTGCTAATTGTAGCAATACAATCTCTTATGACTTCTAAACTACACCAAATGTCAGAATGTGATGACATTAAAATATCTCGAATGTTAAGCGACGAGCGATACGAACTGCTCAAAGCTAAGCGAGATGTGCAAAATCAAATAACTAAGTTATTTTTGGCAAAGAGGGCTAAATAATGACTTACGGTACAAAAACTAATATGCGAACAGCTATGACAACAGACAACGCTAAAGAATATCTTATTCATCATATGACAAGTAGTATTGATATTGGTTTTTTAGATGATGATGTTCATAGAGAATTGGAAGCGTGTATAACATTAGCACAAACCATTAAAGACCCCTTTACAAGATATCTATTATTGGAGGTGCTAGATAATATGACCAAAGAAAGGAGACATAAAAATGTCACAAAACATACAATGCCCATACTGTAACAGGTGGCAAATGGTTTACGAGATAAACGGGGACGATTGTTCCGATACAATAATAAACGCTTACGAGCATATAGAATACTGCAACCCAGCTTTTAAACAAGCTGTAGCAGCAGAAAGGTTTTAATATGTACTTTATCGAATTAACAGAAGAACAAAAACTACAAGTAAGCAAAGACACTACTTATACAGTAGAAAGTCTAGAAGACGAAGACCCTTATCTAATTCCAGCTGATGAAATGTCAGAATACATCATGGAATTATTCTATGATACACACACGATTGAAGAAGCAATAGAAATGTACATAGATGAAGAAAAAGTTATCAGGGATTATAGCTACGATTATACAGAAACAGAGTTCGATAATAAAGTTTACTTCTTTAGGAGCTTTTAATGAATTGTATATTTTGTGGAACTGATATAGAAGATAATTATTGTTACGAATGTGAAGACACTTGTAACGATATGGGACTAGATTATAACGATTTAATGGAGGTATTTTAATATGAGTAGTGTGTCAACTGTAACAGATTGTCCTAATTGCGGTAGCGAAGCACATTTATACGAAGAGAACAGACCTTACCCTTTATCGGAAACTACTTGTTATGAGTGTGGTTTTTATACTCATACAATATGTAGCCAAATGTCTTTAGAAGAACTTAACGAGTATAGGGTAGATAACGACATGCCTAAACTTAAAGAACTACCAGAATGTGATTTACTATGATTATATTCTGTGGTAATTGTGATGAAGTTTTATGTTCGTGCGGTAAGAACGATTATATAGAAAATGATTATATCTAAAGGAGAAATATGAACTTAGATGAAAAGCTAATAGCAATATGGCAAAAGGCATTTGACCCGAATAGAAATAAAAGTTCAATACCTGAAGATTTATTAAATAATACCAAACAACTTATAGAAGAAGTAGAAACAGAAAGCTATAAAAAAAGCGACATTGATAACAGAATAGAAAGTTTATTAAAAAAATCATATGAAACTATTAGAAATACGAAATACGAAATACTAAGCGAATGTTGTGAATATCCTATAACAGAAGCTGGAGAGTTTTGTACTAATTGTTGGGAGCATTGTTAATGGGTTGGTTTTTTATTCTAATATGTTTATATAGTTTATTCGGTATATTTGACGATTAGTTCTTTTTGATAGATAATGCAAGTATCAGTGAAATAACAGTGATATTATGCCTAACCCAGAAAATCTAAAGCCGTTTAAAAAAGGTACATCTGGTAATCCTAAAGGAAGACCCGTAGGTATTCCTAATTCTAAAACACGCTTAACAAGAATACTTAAACTTACTCAAGAGTTAGAGAACCCTGTTACTAAAGAGTTAGAAGAGTTTACTGTTGCCGAGCAACTAGACCTAGCACAAATAGCTAAAGCCCGTAAAGGCGATACAAGAGCATATCAAGTTTTAATGGAACGCTTAGAGGGTAGACCCGTACAAGACATAGATGTTACAACTAATGGGCAAAATATCGTTATGTATATGCCCGAGAAGCTTCCTGATGACTATGAAACTGAAACCGAATAACGGTAAACAAGAGTTTGCATTAAGACAGCCTTACTCTATATTTGAAATACTATACGGCGGTGCTAGAGGTGGTGGTAAAACATTTGCTGGGCTTATGTGGTTAGTTGAACCTCAATATGTTAATAACTCGAACTACGCAGCATTGGTTATTCGTAGAAACAGCAATGACCTTAGCGACTGGTTAGACCGTGCTAGAACCATGTATAGCTCGTTAGGTGGGGTAATTACCAATAATAGCTTAATACGCTTTCCTAGCGGTGCTAAAATCCGTCTAGGGCATTTAAAAGACGACAGTACCTATACTAAGTATCAAGGGCATGAATACCAAAAAATGCTTATAGAAGAGTTAACACAGATACCTACAGTTGAGCGGTATTTGCGTTTAATATCTAGTTGCCGTACCACACACCCCGAGTTGCCTGCACAAGTCTTTAGCACGGCTAATCCCGGTGGTGTTGGGCATTTATGGGTAAAAGAACGATTTATAGACCCGAGCGACCCTAACAAGCCGTTTATAGGCGAAGATGATTTAAGAAGAGTTTATATACCCGCTACTATTGATGACAACCCCGTATTAAAAGACGCTGACCCTAACTATGTTAAGCGTATAGAATCATTAAAGTATTCTGACGAAGCATTATATAAAGCTTGGCGATTCGGTGATTGGAACATATTTGTTGGGCAGGTGTTTAAAGAGTGGCGAACAGCTAAGCATGTTATAGACAGTTTACCCGTACCTTTACAAGAGTTTAACACTTGGGAAAAATACTGTGCGTTGGACTGGGGATACAATGACCCTTGTTCTGTGCATTGGATAGCAGTAAGCCCCGAGAACGAGTTTGGCGTTAAGCGGTATTATGTTTACCGTGAATTATATGTTAGGGAAACTAGACCAAGAGAAGTAGCAACTGATTTAGCTAATTATTTTAAAGACGAGCCAATAGAGATGTTGATTATGCCTCACGATACTTACTCCAACTTAGGCGGTAACAAACCTATAGTTGACCAGTTTGCGGAAGTGTTTGACGAATTAGGAATAGATGTTGAATTAGTAAACGGAGAAGCCAAGAGTCACCGCAGTAAAATAAACCGTCAAGCTTTATTACACGAAGTATTAGCCGAAGCCATAGACGGAACGCCTTACTTACAAGTGTTAAAGGGTTGCCGTAATCTTATTAGAACCTTACCGAGCTTGCCTTATTCCGATAGCCACCCAGAGGAATTAGACGACAAGAGCGAAGACCACGCCTACGATTCTTTAACATACGGTCTGTATAAGATTGTAGATAATATAGACGGTATATTGATAACCTCAGTTGGTCAGCCTATAATTAAGCAACAACAAGGCTTTACCAGCCACAACGATATGAGCAACGAACCTTTAATAGATATAGGGCAAATACTAAGTAATAAAGACAATAGGGATTGGAGAAGCATGTAATGTTAATACAAGGCAAAATGGAGTTTAGAAGAATACCTGTAAACATAATTATTAACAAAGAAAACCTAGACACTAAGCTACCGTATTACTGTATTAGGTGCCGAAGCTACATATTTAGCATTAACCGAGATATAGCTGTAATCTTTATGGGCGAGGGCTACCCAGCTAGGGAAATACCCGACCACATGGGTTGGATAGAGTTCTATTGCCACGGGTGCAAGCGAAATTATAACTTTTACTTGCAATAGCTTAACTCTAAGGTGTTAATTGTAGTTAAGAACATAGTGTGATATCATACAAAAAAGGACTTATAGAGCCGTTTATTAACTCATAAGGACAACAATGAACCCACAACTCTTTACACAACCCCTATCAGATTACAATTTAGATACACTAGCTAACAAAGACGGCGTAATAGAAGTTATACCTGCTTTTAGATTAGATGATGTAGATGATAAGTTTATCATTAAAAGCTTAGGTGAAGCAATCAACAGGTCAATGGACTATTATGATGACGCTAATCAATACAACCTAAAGAACAAGCGTTTAAAGAACGCACAGATGTTAGAGGGTAAGCACCTACAAGAACACAAGCTATACCGACACCAAACACCATATATAGACAACGAGATATTTGTAGGCATTGACGCTATATTAAGCTATGTAACGGCTAGAGCACCGCAGGCGGAAGTTTACCCAGCTCACGATACAGACGAAGCCAAAGTGGCTGCTAAGGACTTAGAGAGCTATTTATTCCAACACAGTAAGAAGTTTGAACTTAACCGTAAAATGGAAAGTGCGGTACTCAATACTTTAAGTAAATATGTTGGCTTCCTTAAATTAAGGTGGGACCCGCTCTACGGTGAAATAGGCGAGATTATACCCGAGGTTGTTGACCCTAATCATATTATTGTTGATAAGAACGCTAAGATGGGCGAGAACCCTCGTTTTATTTGCCATGTGTTAAAAGATACCATTGAGGGTTTAATAGCTAAGTTTCCTGATAAAGAAAAGGAAATACTAAGAAGCTTCGCTATAGAACGCAAAGGACCAAAGAACACTACTGCTGAAATAGTTTACCGTGAAGTTTGGTTTACTTATTACGACAAAGACCACAAACCTCAAGAAGCTGTTGCATGGTACACAAACGACCTAGTATTAGCTAAGTTTAAGAATCCTAACTGGTTATACGATAATCAGGGCGAAAACTTCTTAGACAACCCTATAAAGCCATTTATTTCGTTTAATATAATGAATGACGGTAGTAACTGGTTAGATAAAACTTCTGCATTAGAACAAGCCGTATCACAACAAGATGTATTGAATAAGATAGGTAGACAAAATGTAGACAACATAGCTACTGCTAACGGATTTAAGGTTATAGACGCACACGCTATGCGTAGCGAAGATGTACAGAACTTTACTGGCGACCCTAATCAACTTCTTTTAGTTAAGACTAAGCAAGGTCAAAGCGTTAGAGATGTAGTTGCACAGCTACCACCGCAGATTGTCAGCCAACAAGCAATCGCTATGGTTGCAGATAACCGCCAAACAATTCATAACATTTTAGGTACACCTAGCCAATTTAGAGGTGATAACGAAGACCTAGCTAAGACTGCTACTCAAGCTATGATGATTAAAAACCAAGCTAGTGGTAGACAAGACAAGATAGTACGAGCTATAGAAAGCTCTATGGAACGCTATTACCGCTTTTTAACACAGATGATGTGTGTATGGTATGACGAAAAGCATTATGCAACTGTTAACGGTGGGGACGGTAATTTTGACTTTATTGAAATGCACCGAGATAAGATTGAAAAAGGTATTACTGTTAATGTTGCTGAGGGTACAACTTTACCATTTGATAAGCAACGCCAAGAAGCCGTAGCTCAGAACGCTGCACAACTAGGTTTAATCAGTCCATACGACTACTACAAGCTAATGCACATGGAAAAACCACAGAAGCTTTACGATAACTTTATGAAGTTCAAGAAAGACCCAGAAGCACTTGCTATGGATATTGCTGATAACATGGCTAGTCGTGAAGCTATCGTAGACTTTACAGAGTTAATGGCAGGTAAAAAGCCAGTATTTCGTAACAACCCAACTCCGCAGTACATTGAACAAATGCGTAAGCTAATGATTAGCGACGAGTTCTTTAAAGCAAAGAAGAAGATACAAGATAACATTATTGAGTTTATTAAAGCAGAGCGAGATAGCCTTGCCGTAAGAACCGCTTTAGAAAATGTAAGCATGGTAGAACAAGGCGAAGAACAACCGTTACCACAAGAGGTACAAGAAACAATGATACCTTACCAACAGAATATGAATCCTGCACCTGCTATAATGCCTATGGGGCAACCGCCTATGGGTAATCCTGCAATGCCTCCACAACAGGGTATGCCACAAGCACCAGTTGCCCCGCCACAAGGTATGCCTCAACCAATGCCACAAG